GCTCCACCAGCTCCAGTGGCAGTGACCTCAGCTTGAATAGTGTCAGTACCATTACAAGTAATGACAATCTGGCTAGACAAACTGTTGTTACTACTGCCACCAGGAGCACCTGGGTTTGCAAACTTCGAAACAGGACCATTGAAAGGAGAAGTGATAGCTGCACCATTCTTATAGAATTGCAGCGTAGCACTAAACGCTTCATTGGACGTATCTTGCAATGACACCATGGCAGTGATTCGGTAGGCACCAGCAGGAGGTGTAAAAACACCAGCTGCAAAAGGGGCACCAATTACCAAACCATCAAACCACAAAGAGTCAAAAACAATCGCCTTAGGAGTCGCAGTAGTATATGTGGTTGCAGCATGCTGGGTGTAGAACGATGAGCTCCGCACCTGCGTGCTAGCATTCGCATTGAGCAACGTGGGCTTCTCGACATGGAAACGATAACGACAATGAAGCTCGCCAAGAACTCCGGTCCCAGCATTCCCGAGTGTTGCCACCCAGAGATTACCGCCATCAAAGGTCTTGACATCTTCACCAGCAGGAACCTGGCCCGTCCGAATGAACTTACAATCGGCACGATTCACGCACTTGGGATCGATCCGAAGACCGGCATCCTCACAGGGCATGAAATCAGTGTGGGGCATGATTTCAAGCTGTTGTTTCGTTGTTGGAGCTGGATTAGCAGGGTTGTAGTCAACAGACAAGATGACCTTTCCGGTTGTGCCATTTGTGGCAAACTCGGATACTTCTCTCTTGTAGTAAAACTCACAACTCACCATGCGCCACTCCGTCCAAAGGGCAGCCTCAACTGAACCCTCTGGGAATGTAAGCGCAAGGCCAGGCTGAATAGGGTACTTCGTGACACCAGGAACACTGGTGGAAGTTGTGCCACTAATTTCAGCGATGTACTCATCAAACTCAACAATGTCCTGTTGAGCTCGACCACCGCGAGGATTACTCCCCACAGAAGAAGAACCCATACTGAACATTCGTCTGCCATTCATCCCCGTAGGAATGTTAGCATTTCCTTGAGCAACAAACCCGCCCGGATTTCCGCCCGGGCCACGGTTTCGGCGCCGGCCTTGAACCGGTTGCTTAGGTGTCACCACCATAGGCATCCGTACCAGCGCCTGTTGTTTAGCTATTGCTTTATCACGTTGGCTCTGCGCTGCGCGCTGAGCCTTTGAAGGTTTCGTCTGTTGTTTTTGCATTGCAACCGATCAACTAAATCTTTTATGAGGCACGTTGTTACCTGTTCAACCTCATATAATTCAGCGGAAAGGAGAGTGGGTAAAAAAGTAACCCCACCCTCAAGTCGCAAATGCAAGTTGAGGATTTCCACCTCAGACAAGCGACCACGTAACAGCAAAGACATCACGGAAGTTAGACGGACAGTCGACAGGTATCTGTCAATTATCTCTTCTACCTCCAAAAAGTCAATGCGCCATGGCCACAAACATATACGCAAACCAAGCAAATGAGCTAAACAACTTTCTTCGAAAGTGAGACTCTGTGTGGTCTTTACCCAATGCAGCGAGCTTCTCAACTTATCCAAATTCCCGGCAGCGACAAGCACATCACCGAGTTTCGGAACAAATCGAAACTTAAGCGTATGGGACAAAAAGGTTATCTCATGAGCAAAACGCGGAGCAAAACTATCAAAGGAAATGCGTACTCCATACCCCGCAAGGTATTCCGCAACATCTTTGATAGATACTTTCTCGCAATTAATACTCATAGCCAAATCATCACCATTAACTAATAACTCACAAACATCTTCAAACTCACACATCGTAAGCGCTTCGATAGCTTCAAAAACCACACCCCACATGTATAACGAATTGTCATCTGATGTATTCTCCCATCCAGACTTGTTGTGTAACATTCTGTGAATCACTCCACAGGCAATCACATCACCAGCATAGACGGCATCATATAACAACTCAACACAAGCATGATATCGTTCTGGCAGAAAAGCTTTACGCAATTCTCTGATTACACACGCAACACCAAGGTTAAATCTCTGATCACAGCCATCTCCATCGGCGTCATAGCAGTTTTGTAAGTTGCCCAAAGACAACACTGCCCGCACAAATTGGGGACCAGGAACAGATACACCAAGAGTCACAGGATGTTTACCAAAGTTCGCATGCAGCTTTTGATTCTGCTTACTAAACATCATTTTGGAGCAAAATAAGTGAACAATACCAGATGCAGAAAACCCTCGAG